AAATTACTAATACTGCTGGCAGTGCTTACAGTGCTGGTGGAATCGCTTTAACAAATACAGGAGTAGGATTAACTTCAACAACTGCATTTACAGATTTTTCAGATGTATCATGGAGCTCAGCTTCTTTTACAGCGAATGGATGTATGATTTATAATACAACAACAGATGGTGGATCATCCACTACAGATAGTGTTTGTATAATTGCATTTGGTGGAGATAAAACTGTTTCTTCTGGAACTTTTACTATTCAGTTTCCAACTAACGATTCTAGTTCAGCAATATTGAGACTAGCATAAGGAGGAAATCCTTATGGCATCAGTTTGGGGTGGTGATAGTCCTTCAGTAGCCTGGGGTGATAACTCTTGGGAATCTAATACTGTTACAATTTCTGTAACAGGACAATCTTTAACAACATCACTTGGTACAGTTACACCTGTTAATGAAATAGGCTGGGGCTCTGATACATGGGGAACAGAGAACTGGGGAGAAAGTGCTCTCGATCTAACTTTAACTGGTTTGGATTTAACTGCAAGTCTTGGAACTTTAGCTTATGCTCAATCGATAGAAGGTTGGGGTAGAGATGAATGGGGTATTGGTAACTGGGGTCAAAATACTACCACTGTAGAGATAACTGGTTTAGATGCTATTACTACAAGTTTAGGTCCAGATGGATGGGGAGCAAATTCATTTGGTAATGGACAATGGGGTGGAGAATTTACTTTTAAACCTGAAAGTATAATTGTTCCTACTGGTGTCTCTACTACTTCTTCAGTAGGCTCTCCTACTGTAACTTTTGATATGATATTTGGAATTAGTGGTCTAGATGCCATTGGTTCTGGTCTAGGAACTTTAAGTGTTAATAATGGAGCTGATCATAGTCAAGGATTAGGTAGTTTAGCTGTTACTGCGTCAGTAGGATCGTTAGATCATACAATGACGTATGACATATCAGGAGTTTCAACAACTGGAAGTGTAGGATCTCTAACTATTGCTAGTGTTGAATTAATTGATATAACTGGAGTCTCTACTACAGCAAGTGTAGGATCAATTAGTCCTACAGAAATGGCTGTTGGTTTAACAGGAGTGTCAACAAGTTCGTTTAATGTAGGATCAATTAGTCCTATAGAAATGACTATGGGCTTGACAGGATTATCAACAACTGCTAGTGTAGCTGATATGACAACGGCCAGTGGGGGCGGAATAATTGCATATGCAAATATTGACACAGGATCTAATATATCTTATAGTAATATTTCAACTGGATCAAATACAAGTTACAGAGATGTAGCGTAGGAGAACAAAATTATGGCATCAACATACACACCTCTCGGTGTAGAATTAATGGCAACCGGTGAAAATGCCGGTACATGGGGAACAAAAACTAATACTAATTTACAAATTAGCGAACAGATATCTAGTGGATATGTTGTTCAAACTTTAAATGCTGCTGGAGCAGGTGCAAATACAACTACACTATCTGTTTCAGATGGATCAACAGGTGCTACTCTTGCAACTAGAATTATAATATTAGGTGCAGTATCAGCACAAGCAATTACAGGAAATAAAATTGTAACAATTCCTCTTGATGTAGAAAACTGGTATTTTATTAAAAACAGTACAAGTGGAGCCTACACAGTTCAATTTAAATATGTTTCTGGTTCAGGAGGCACTGTTACTTGGGCCACAACTGATAAAGGTTGGAAAGCTATTTATGCAAGTGCTAATGACGGTACTGATCCAGATATTATTGATATTGGAATGGGTGACGTCACAACAACCGGAACACAGACTTTAACAAACAAAACTTTAACAAGCCCTAAAATTGGTACTTCTATTTTAGATACCAATGGACTTGAATTAGCTCTTATAACAGCTACAGGATCTGCGGTAAATGAATTCACGATAGCTAATGCAGCGGCAGGTAATGGACCAACTCTTTCATCAACAGGTGATGAATCTAATGTTGATATAAATTTAAACCCTAAAGGATCTGGTGTTCTTAAATCAGGAACAGCAGCAGTTAAAGTTTCAGGAAAAGAAACTATGTGGGTACCTTCTCCAGCAATGTATGGACCTACAACTAATCCAGCAGACTCGGCTTTAGTTGAAACAACAGCAACAAGACCAGATTTAAAAGTATTTGACTTTGATGCTAGTACAGCACAATACACTCAATTTTCTGTGGCCATGCCAAAATCATGGAACGGCAGCACAGTAACTTATCAAGTTTACTGGTCTCCTTCTACTACAAACACAGGCGACTGTATTTTTGGATTACAAGGTGTTGCATGTAGTGATAGTGACACTATTGATGTTGCTTATGGTACAGCAATAGAAGTTACAGATGCTGGAATAGGAACAGTTGAAGATCTTCAAATTTCTTCTGAAAGTAGTGCTATGACTATTGCAGGATCTCCTGCAGCTGGTGATCAATGTTTTTTTCAATTATATAGAGATGCGGCTGACGGTAGTGATACTTTTACTGGAGAAGCAAGAGTTCTAGGAGTTAAAATATTCTACACTACAAACGCAGCTAACGACGCGTAAGGAGATAAATTATGGCAAGTTTTGGTTATCAAATTTTAGGATTTGGATCTGGTGAAAGTGGACCACTCCCTCAATTTACATGTGCAAGTGGAGGATCAGAATCTACTAGCGGAGATTATAAAATTCATTCATTTACAGGACCAGGAACTTTTTCTGTTGATAAAGTTGGGAATTTACCAGACTTTCCGGGTGACCCTGGAGCAGGACCTAACACAGTTTCATATTTAGTTATCGCTGGTGGCGGCGGAGGCGGAGGCCCTTCAATCGGAGGCGGAGCTGGAGCTGGAGGCTTTAGAGAAGGTCAAGATATTGCTCCCTCTTACACAAAAGCCCCTCAAGGAGCAACGTCAGGTCTAACAATTACAGAACAAGCTTATCCAATTACAGTCGGTGACGGAGGAGTTGGTTCAAACCCATCACCTCAAGATGGTACAAGAGGATCAGATTCAGTTTTTTCATCTATAACTTCTGCAGGAGGCGGATCAAGAAATTCATTAAATGAAAACACAGGAGGATCTGGAGCAGGAGGCGGACACCAAGGTGCCGGAGGAGCAGGAAATACTCCTCCAACAACTCCTTCTCAAGGTAACGCTGGAGGATCAAATGGCCCAGGACCCGTTAACACCGGACAATTTGCTGGTGCTGGCGGAGGCGGAATTGGCGCCGCGGGAAGCACATCTTCAAGTGGAGGATATGGAGCTTATTCCGGTGCCGGTGGTTCTGGATCAGCAACATCAATTACAGGATCACCTGTTACATACGCAGGTGGCGGTGGCGGCGGATCTTTCAATCAACCCGCAGATCCAGGCGGCGGCGGTGGATCTGGCGGAGGCGGAAAAGGCGCTGGTTATAGCGGACCTGTTTCTGTAGCCGGAACAGACGGACTTGGCGGCGGCGGTGGCGCCGGCGGAACACCAGCTGGCCCAGCTGCTATTCAAACAGGAAGTGCAGGAGGATCTGGAATCGTAATTATTAGATACAAGTACCAGTAATTAATTATGTCTTATAGAAGTTTTGCAAAAATATCAGAAAATAATTTAGTTCTTGAAGTATTAGTAGTTAATGACAATTGTCCAGACGATGAAACTCAGGCTAAATATTATTTAGAAAAACATAATAACTGGCCAAGTAATTTATGGATAGCATGTTCAAACCAAAGTGAACATAGCCATGGTAAGGCTGGTATAGGTTGGACTTGGGACGCAACAAATGAGAAATTTTTTGGTCCACAACCACATGCCTCATGGACAAAAGATACTACAAACGGAGTATGGGTTGCTCCTTTAACTAAACCTACATTAACAGCAGAAGAACAAGTTCAAAATAATAACGGTAGTAAAATATGGGTTTATGAATGGAGCGAATCTGCTTATCAAGCCGACAATACTACTGGTTGGATTTTAAAAGATCATTTAGTAGACCTACCTCTCTATTGACCTTTTAGTTACGTTCTGTATAAAGAACAAGAAAGCTTATGGAAAAGAAAGTATTAAGTGAAATTGATTTAATTTATGGTGACGTTTCAATGCCTTCTGGTTTTGAAATCAATAGAGACGTATTAGTAATTGATACGTTTGTTTCAAAATATACAGGAAAACCTTTTGAATTTTCTATACCTTGGGACATGTTAAATAAATATGTTAGAGAACATATTAAAGTTAATTACGATATAGAACTAGTTAATAAAAATTTTTGGGGAGACATGTATACTCCTCTTCAAAATAGTGAACTTCTTTTAGAAATAAATAAAGTAGATTTAAAAAACTCTCCTGATTATGTTTTACTTTACGGAGTAAATGTAAAAAATTGTAGTGTTAGAATATACTACGATGATAATAGAAAAAAAGGTAGAAGTTGGGATATGCCTTTAGTAAATAATAAATTTCTCTTGTTTCCCTCAACCTGTGTGTATTTTATTTCTAATAAACATGAAGATTTTTTAAATACTATACATACTATAACTTACGATAAAGTATAATGAAGTGGCTGACTTGGAATTGGACAGATGCGTTATCTAAAAAAGATATAAAAAAAATTAATAAAATAATTAATAAACATTCTACCAAGATAAAAGATAAACCAGCAGATGCAGTAAAAACTTCTAAAGTAAAATTTGTTGCTTATCAACACCTTAAAAATAATTTAGATAAACTATTAAAAGAAATATATGCATCTAACGAAATTAATTTTAATAATTTAAACATTTATCCTTATGAAGACACAAGGTACGTGCATTGTAACACTTACACTAAAAATTCTGAATATGGTTGGCATATAGATGCTAATGAAAAAAATGACGATTGGGATATAAAATATACTGTAGTAATAAATATTTCTGAGAAAAAATATACCGGAGGAAAGTTCAATATTTTTGTTAATAAAAAACCGAGACATTTTAAATTTTTTGATGAACCTGGAAGTATGGTAATGTTTAGATCACCTATTTTACATAGGGTTACTCCAGTTAAATCAGGTGAAAGAAAAACATTAATTTTATTTATTACAGGACCAAATTTAAAATGAACTTAGAAAATTATTATTGGTATTTTAAAGATGCCTTATCTCCACGATTTTGTGATGAAGTAATTAAATATTCTTTACGTCAAAATGAAATGATAGGTAGAACTGGTGGATTTAATAAGGTAAAAGATTTAAGTAAAGATCAATTAAAACAATTAAGACATAAAAGAAATTCAGACGTAGTTTGGTTAAATGATAATTGGATTTATAAAGAAATAATGCCTTTTGTAAAAACAGCAAATAAAAATGCTGGTTGGAATTTTCAATTTGATTACACAGAAAGTTGTCAGTTTACTAAATATAAATTAAATCAATATTACGATTGGCATTGCGATAGCTGGAATAAACCATACGATAGAAGAAATAAAAATGGTGTATTACCTAATGATGCTTGGGATCATGGAAAAGTAAGAAAGCTTTCACTGGTTTGTCAATTAACAGATGGTTCTGAATACACAGGTGGAGAGTTAGAATTTGATTTTAGAAACTATGACCCACCCATGCGTGATGAAGAAAAACATTTAACTAAATGTAAAGAAACATTATCTAAAGGAAGTATAATTGTTTTTCCTTCGTTTGTATGGCATAGAGTTAAACCAGTTACGTCAGGTACAAGATATAGTCTTGTAGCATGGCATTTAGGAAATCCTTTTTTTTAATATGAAATATAATTATTATTTTCCTAGCCCAATCTCAGTTGAAGAAAAACCAGAATTTATAAATTCTTTAAATAAAGCTTCTAATAAATTTATTAGTAATGCTAAAAAAGATGAAAAAAAATATATAAAAACTTACGGAGACTTTGGTCGAAGTTATCATTCTGTTCAATTAACAAAAGAAAATGATTTTATAGATTTTAGAAACTATGTAGGAGAAAAATCATTAATTTTTTTAAATGACATGGGTTACGACATGTCTCACTATGAAACTATTTTTACAGAATTATGGGTACAAGAGTTTGCTAAAAAAGGTGGCCATCACTCTGCGCATGTTCATTGGAATCAACACGTGTGCGGATTTTATTTTTTAAAGTGTAGTGATAAAACATCACACCCTATTTTTCATGAACCTAAAACTGGAGCCAGAGCTACAAAATTAAAAATGAAACAAGATATAAAAGGTATATGGCCAGGGCACGATCTATTTCATTTAGAACCTAAACCAGGAACATTAATTATATTTCCAGGGTACCTAGCACACGAATTTTCTGTGGACCACGGACTAGAACCTTTTAGGTTTATACATTGGAATATACAAGCTGTACCTAAAGGAGTTGGCGATGTTTAAAACATACAAAAATATTTTAAGTAAAGAAGATTTAAAAAGATTTAATCAAGAAGTTATAGAAAATAATAACTTTGGATGGTATTTAAACACCTCTTCTGTAAGAGATTACCCTACTAAATCTAATTTTGATTCTTTTTTATTTTTTAATCATGAAATATTAATTAGACCAGAAAATAGAAACGGCGCTAATGGGGTAAATTCTTTTTTGTATCCTTTTATGGAAGAAATTTTTTCAAAGTTTATGGGTCGAATTAAAGTAAAGTATAGCGAATGTTTTAGAATTGCACTTAATTTAACTTTTAATAACGGACACACACAATGTCCGCCTCATTTAGACCATAAGTTTAAATACAAACAACTATTAGTTTATTTAAATAAAGATATTGATCCTTCAGCTTGCACAATAGTAAAAGATAAAAAGTATGCCCCAACATTTAATTCAGGTCTACTATTTGATAATGTAGTTCATTACCATATGGTGCCTAAAAAAGGTCACAGAATAGTGGCCGTATATACATTTATATAATGGAAGAAATACACGAAAATATTTTAACTGAAAAAGAACTAAAAAATTTATTTAAGTTTATAAAAACAAAACTAGAATATTTAAGTGATACACATCCTGGTCTTCAAACTCGTAACAACTTACACAAATATGAGGAACTAGATATATTTTTAAAAAAAATAAAAAAATATTATGCACCATACAAAGTATTTTCTTGTTGGGCAGTTTATAGTGAAGGAGATTCTGTGTGCTGGCATAATCACTGTCCAGAAGAAAAAGCTGTTTGGTCTTTTGTTTATTATATAAAAAATAAAGATGGTATAGGAACTATGTTTAAAGACCCTTCTGTTAAAGCTTTTGATTTAGTCAAATTTACTTCTGGTAAACAAAACTCTTTACTAAAGTTTGCAAGTAATGTAATACATTCTGGTCCAATAAGTCATAAAAAATTAGAAAGGTACATCGTGGCATTAGATGTAAAATAATATGAGTTTTAAAACAAAAAAATATACACTTATTAAAAAAGCTATTAGCCGAGACATGGCTACTTTTTTATGTAATTATTTAGCTATAAATAAACAAGTTTATGATACTTTTCTTGTGAATAGATACATATCTCCTTTTGAAAAGATGATGGGTTTTTACGAAGGTAAAGAAGATCAAATCCCTGGATCTTATTGTACTTATGGAGATGTTGCTATGGAAACTTTAATGCTTAAACTTAAACCTATTATGGAAGAAAAAACAGATTGTAAATTATATCCTGCATATTGTTATTCAAGAATTTATTCAAAAGGTGATGAACTTAAAAGACATAAAGATAGATTTAGTTGTGAGATATCAGCCACTATGAATTTAGGTGGCGATCCTTGGCCCATATATATAAATGAAAAAACTAATGTAGGTTTACCAAGAGAATTGGGTGGACCTAAAAATTGTAGTTTTACAAGCAAAGGGGAAGGCACTAAAATATGTTTAGATCCAGGAGATATGTTGGCTTACAGAGGCTGTGAAATAGAACATTGGAGAAAAAAATTTGAAGGTAATGAATGTATACAAGTTTTTTTACACTATAATAATATTAATACACCCAAAGCTAGAAAAAATATGTTTGATAAACGCCCACATTTAGGACTTCCTCCGTGGTTTAAAAAAAATGAAAATAATTAAAACTCAATCAAAAATAATAAAAACAAAGATAAAAGAACACAGACGTTTTAAAAAAGAGTTATTAGATTTAATTAATAGAATGCCAAATAAATCTCATCAATGGATAACAAAATCTGATTGGAGTTTACCTCAAAATTTTTCAAGACCTTATTTAGATTTATTTTATAAAGAAGTAATACCTTCTTCTATGCAAAAAATGCAAAATCATTTTAAAGCAAAACGATGGTTTATTTCTCGTGGTTGGTTTCAACAATATGAAAACAATTCATACCATCAATGGCATAGTCATCCAAGGACAAATTGGGCTAATGCTTATTTTTTAGAGCTACCTAATTCAAGATTTAAAACAAAAATTAAAATTGATAATAAAGTCATAGATTACGACGTTAAGGAAGGGGACTTAATTACTTTTCCAGCGTATTTACTACATACTTCAGAAAAAAATAAAGACGGCAGGAAAACAGTTATAGCATTTAACTCTGATTTTATATATGATTAAACCTATTGAAATAAGGCTTAATCTAATGTAATAGCTAATAAACAGGATTTTATATGCTACAAAAAATAGATTTTTTACCAGGATTCAATAAACAAGTTACTCCCACTGGCGCTGAAGGACAATGGACCGGTGGAGAAAATGTTAGATTTAGATATAATACTCCAGAAAAAATAGGCGGATGGTCTCAATTAGGGGATAATAATCTAACTGGAGTTGCTAGAGCTCAACATCATGTAATCAATCAAACTTCAATTAATTTTTCTATTATAGGTACTAATAGAATTTTATATGCTTATACCGGGGGAATTTTTTATGACATTCACCCAATTAAAACTGATTTCGGAGCATTAACAAATGCCTTAGCTAGTACTAATTCTTCTGCTATTCTTACTATTACTTTATCTACAACTGCTGGAATGACAGCAGGAGATATTTTACTTCTTGAAAATGTTACCATTCCTACAGGTTCAGGTTATTCGGCTTCTGATTTTGATGATAAAACTTTTATGATAACTGAAGTAGTAGATGCTACCTCAGTTACTATTACTATGGGATCTGCTGCCAGTGCAACGGCTACTGATGGAGACTGTTCTGTTAAATGGTATTATCCTGTTGGTCCTGCTGAACAATTAGGGGCATACGGGTGGGGTATCTCTCAATTTGGTGGAACTGTTTCTGGAGCTAAGACTACAACTTTAAATGGAGCTTTAGGAAATGATGCTTATGGAACAGGTGGTTCAGGAACTAGCATTACTTTAACGTCTGTAGTTGGCTTTCCAACTTCAGGTACTAATTATATTCAAGTAGGCACAGAAGAAATATCCTACACAGGAGTTTCAGGAAGCGATTTAACAGGAATTACTAGAAATGCTAGAGGAACTACAAGAGCTGCTCATTCTGATGGAGCAACTGTTACAGATACTTCAGACTATTCTGGCTGGGGTAGTGCATCAACCAACACTGATAAAGTTCTTGATCCAGGTTTATGGGTCATTGACAGCTTTGGTCAAAATGTAATTGCTCTTATTGTTAATGGTCCCTGTTTCGAATGGAATTCAAATTTAAGCAATGCTACTGCAACGAGAGCCACTGTTATTAGTGGAGCGCCAACAGCTTCACGTACCATGTTGGTATCTACACCCGATCGGCATTTAGTTTTATTTGGAACTGAAACCACTGTTGGAGACACCTCTACTCAAGATGATATGTTTGTTAGATGGTCCAATCGAGAGGATATTAATACCTGGACTATTACTTCAACCAATACATCTGGCTCGCAAAGACTGGCCGACGGATCACGGATCATGGGAGCTAAACTTGGAAGAAATGCTGTCTATGTATGGACGGATACTTCATTATTCACTATGCGTTTTGTAGGAGTTCCTTTTGTATTTGCTTTTGAACAAGTAGGAACTAACTGTGGATTAATAGGACTTAATGCAGCCGTTGAAGTAGATGGTGCTGCCTACTGGATGTCTAATAATGGATTCTTTAAATACACTGGTAAATTGGAATCACTAAAATGTTTAGTTGAAGATTATGTATTTGATAATATTAATGAGTCTTCTAATCAATTAATTTCTGCAGGTATTAATAATTTGTTTGGAGAAATAATATGGTTTTATTGTACTTCTAATTCTAACAATGTAGATCGAGCCGTTACGTATAATTATTTAGATTCCACTTTGGAAAGAGGTATATGGACTACTAATGAGAGTGCTTTATTTGCCAGAACCACTTGGATGGATTCTTCTGTCTTTAACAAACCTTATGCTACTTCTTATGATCCTGATACTAATACTTCTTATGATGTTGTAGGAAATACCGATGGCATAACTACATATTTTAAACAGGAAACAGGAACCGATCAAATCGTTGGAGATACCACTACCGCCGTCACCTCTAATATAGAATCAGGTGATTATGATATATCTATGACTAAAGAAGGTGGAGCAACCTTTCAAGGGGATGGAGAATTTTTAATGAAAATCAGAAGATTTCTTCCTGACTTTATATCCCAAACCGGAGATACCCAAATTACATTAAATTTAAGAGATTATCCTAATAGTTCCCAGGCGAGTTCTTCGTTAGGACCCTTTACAATTAGCTCAAGTACGACTAAAGTAGATACTCGTGCAAGAGCACGTGCAGTTTCTTTAAAGATTGCTAATACCAGCACCTCTCAGGACTGGAAACTAGGTACCTTTAGAGTAGACGTACAACCAGACGGAAGAAGATAATGCCTTTTCAATCAGAGAAACAAAGAAGATACCTATGGGCCAACGAGCCAGAGATCGCGAGAGAATGGACCGATCGTTATGGCGCACGAGGCGGTGGTATTATGAGAGTACCTTTCCAAGAAGGGGGACTGGAATCACTTCCTTTTCGTGATTATTTTAAATTACCACCATTTTCAGAAGGTAACCCATACACAAATACATGGACCTTTCCTACCGGCGAAGAAGAACTAACTACTGAATCAAGCGTAGGTCAAGGCGGTCTACCAGCATCCTATATTTATAACACTGGCGGTGGTGAAGGTGGAGAAGGCAACTTAAATTTAACTTACACACCTGGTGCAGTTGCTAAATCAACTCCCGATAAAGAAAATTGGTTCAGTAATTTATTTAAAAGTACACCCAAAGTAAGAGGTACACTTGGAACAAGATTATCTAATAAACCAAGAATACCTCTGCCAGCTGCAATAGCATCGTGGTCAATGAGTCCTTTTAATACCGAGTCTAGAAACTATAACGAAAACTTTGTCGACCAATTAAACTTTTTAGAAAGCTTAGGAGCACCTGGTAGTTATATTGGTAGAGATCAAAGAAGTGGTCATTTAAGATACGGACCCGACAGTGTTCTATCGGGTCAAAATGTAATCTCTGGTTTTGGATCAAATAATTATGCTACACAATTAGCAAAAAAGCTAGCGTGGTTTGAAGCTCGAGACAAAGAAAAAAGAAACGAAAAAAAATATCAACAAACAAAAGACGAAATAACAGCTTGGGATAACTCTCCTGACAATCCTAAAAATAAAAATAAACCAACAGGGCCTACTTATGTACCCAATACACCACAGCCACCTGGAGGACAACAAGGCCACAATGAAGGTATGGCTGAATTAAGTCCTCCCGATCCTGTTTCAGATGAGTGGGGAGATATGTCTTATATGATAGCACGAGGTGGTTTAGCTCAACGTGCACCAAGAGGAAATTATTTCAATGGAGGCATAGCAAGTTTATGGCGAAGATAGTACAAATTATAACCAGAGCTAGTCAGGAATATAAACCAGATGTAGCTCACTCTTTAGTGAGAGATATTGATGCTATTGTGCAAAAATTAAACACAACTTTTCAAGAAGAATTAAAACAGGAGATAGAAGCTAAAAGTTTCTTTTTAGAATAATGGCAATAACGAACCAGTATAAATTTTATGGAGTGACTATTTCGACAACCGATCTGACAACTCTTTTAACAGCAGGTGCTGCGGAAACTTATGTCTTAAGGTCTTTTAGAGTGACTAATAATTCAGGTTCTAATACACCCACTATTAGCATTACCAATAATGCTTTTAACATTGAAAGTACTAAAACTTTAGCGGTTAATACGAGTTATGAACTTTTTAGTGTGCCGGTAGTATTGGAAGCAAGTACTATTTTAAAGGCTCAATTAGCAGGAACGGTAGCTGACGGAGTCAGTATTGGAATTAGCTATCTTAATATTAAAAAGGACGTAGTAACATAATGGATAAAGTTAAAGTAGATGGCAAAGAAGTGCCTTTAATTTATGCTAAAACAAAGACTATTATAAAGCATAAAAAAACAGGAGAACAATATACTAATGAGGAAGAGTGGAAAGCTAAAGGAATCAGCGTTGAAGACATCCAAAGAGATGTCATTGTAGAGGTTCCAAAGCTTGATTTATTTGCAAAAACAAAGTAGATTGAACATTTAGGCAAAATTATGGCAGTAACAGATATCATATCAGAAGAGGAAATAAGAGCTCCAAATATGGAGGTCGCTAGAGGAGGTCCTGAAGATTTTATGACTGATGATGAAATGGATCCATATCAAGATCCAGAATTTCAACAGTTATTAGAAAGTCTTCCTATGGAGCAAGCTGAAGTTCTAATGCAACTTATTAAAGAATTTAAAGCAATGGTTGCTCAAGGATTTGAAGGAGAATTTGAAGACTTTGTAAAAATGAAAATGGCTTCTGCTCGAGGTGGTCCTGAAGATTTTCAAACAGTAGATGAAATGCAAATAGGTCCTGAAGAAGAACAATCTATAATTCAAACGGGTCAACAAGTGGCTCAAGGCGGAAGGATTGGGTATCAAGGTGGTGGTGGTCCATATCAAGATTATTTACAAGATTTAAATGATGGAATAATTTCTATTGATACAACTTTTAGTGAATGGTTAGATAATAATGCACCAGATCCTGATCATGATTTAATATATGCTCAAGGCGGAAGAGCAGGTTATCAATATGGAAATCAAGTTACAGCTGATACATCAGGTATACTATCTCAAGTTTCACCCTATGCCGAAGGAAATAAATTAGCTAATGATGCTATAGATAAAATATTTATAGAGTTTAGAGAAAGATTTCCTGAAGCTTCTGACGAAGATATACAACAAATGATACGGAACGAGATTGCACATATGCAGGCTGATGCAGTTGCAGCAACTCCTGGTTTAGGAATTTTAGGTTTCCAAGAATCAATGGATATGATTACCCCTGAAAGTGTAGATACAAGTTCACAAGCTATTAGTAGACATCTGTGGGAGGGTGATGATAGTAGACACACAGCGAGAGAGAAAAGAATCGGAAAACAATTAGGTGGCAGACCCGGCTATGGTTTAGGAAGTTTAGTTAAAGGTGTTTTTAAAGGAGTTAAAAAAGGAGTTAAAGGTTTAACAAAAAGTATTAAGAAATTCGCTAAAAGTGATTTAGGTAAGATGGCTTTAATGTATATGGCAACAGCTGGTATGGGAAATATTCTACAACCCGGCGCAGCATCATGGGCGAGTCCTTTTACTAAAGGAGCAGGTACAGGTTGGTTAAGACCCGGTACTGTATTCTCTAATTATTCAAATTTATTTAAAGGTTCACCTGAAATAGCAAGTAAAGCAGACGCTTTAACTAGTGGTTCTAAATTTGCTGCTGATGAAGCAGCTTTACAAGCTATAGCAGATAATGCGGGTGCAACAAGTATTGGGGATAAAGCTGTAAATACTTTTCTTTCTAGAGCAGGAGATGCCTCTACAAAAGGTGGATTGTTCTCAAAAGCTCTAGGATCATTTGCAAAGAATCCTTTACCATGGATAGCAGGTACTGCTGGACTAGCAGGTTTATACACAGCTAAGAATCCAGGTAAAGATAATATAGATGATTTAATGAAAAAGTATAAAGGTGAAGTAAAAGATTGGGATAATATGATTGCTGATATTAGAGCAGGTAAAATACAAACTCCTTTTTCAACCGACAATATAACCTACCCTTATCCTTTTTATGGCCAACAAGGTGGAAGAGTAGGAAGAGCTGAAGGTGGCTTAATGGACCTAGGAGGATTAGAAAAAGATTATAGAGCAGAAGGTGGCTTTGTTCCAATAGGTGGTAAAGAAAAAGCTGATGATGTTCCAGCAAGATTAAGTAGAAATGAATTTGTATTCACGGCCGATGCTGTAAGAAATGCTGGCGGTGGAGACGTAGATAGAGGAGCAGAAGTTATGGAAAATGTAATGACAAATTTAGAACAAGGTGGTAGTATATCCGAAGAATCTCAAGGATTAGAAGGAGCACGAGACATGTTTGAAGTATCAGAACGATTAAGTGAGGTAGTATAATGGCCATACAAGAAACAAGAACATTACCCGCACCATTTATAGAATCTTTAGGTAAAGATTATGCCAAAGGTTTAACAGATTTAACAAAAACAGCTTTACCAACACACCAGTTTGCACCTAAAGTTGCACCACAACATCAACTACAAACCGATGCTGTCACTTTAGCACAACAAGGTTTAGGTGGATATGAACCTTACATAACGGGCCAAGGAGCTTACGCAGGTTTACCAACCGATATGATGGGTGCGCAGGATTATGGCGCAGCGGCAGCAGGTTTAACTGGAACTGGAGCAGGTACAGGAGCAGGTTCTATTCAATCCTACATGTCTCCTTATCAACAGTCAGTGATCGATGCGACATTAGATGAGTATGATATACAGGCGCAAAAAGGACAACAAGGAATTATGGATGCTGCATCAAGAATCGGCGCATTGGGTGCAGGCAGAACAGGCGTACAACTAGGTGAATATCAAGCAGCAAGCGATAGAAACCGATCAGCAATCCAGGCAGGCTTGCTTCAACAAGGATATACTCAAGGTCAAGGAGCGAGACAACAGGATTATCAAAATCAAATGGGACTGGGTCAGTATCAACAAGGCTTAGGCCAATATCAATCGGGCCTTGGATCATTAACTCCGCAACTTCTTGCAGGGCAAATAGGAACTATGGGTCAAGTAGGAGCCACTCAACAAGCTCAAACTCAAGCTGGCTATGATGCCATGAGAGAAGCAAATAGAATGGCTGCATACGAACCTTATGAGAGACTGGGTTATTATGGCACAGGAGTTACAGGTATTATGGGTGGATACCCAGGTCAATATCAATGGTCTTCACAACCTAACCCAACTCCATTGCAAACTGCATTAGGCGTAGGTGCTACTATGGGTGGTATCTGGGGTAATGTAATGGGACCTCAAAAAGGAATGAATTATAAAACATAATGAGCAGAATATTAAAAAGACCAATGTTTAAAATGGGCGGATCAACCGACGCGGGAATTACTTCGGGGTTGAGTCGTAAAGGATATTATGATGGTAAAAGAGTTACCGGTGCAGATATATTACAA